CAGTTCCACCAGCATACGCACCCAGACCCCGGATAAGGTAGACCGGGACTATCTTGTCCTCATACTCTTGGTTACCGATACCTAGTTCTGCGGTTGGCGGCCCCCAGTTGGTGCGGAACTCATCCACGCCTTTCGTGGAATGGTAGACTTCCATTCCAGACTCAATCTCTACACCAGACTCTCCCAGGCTACGTCGGATACGAGACTCTAGAAGTTGCTGTTCTTGTTCATTGAGTTCCCAGTCGCCTGTATAAGCATAGTTACCGCGACCAGTGCCAGCAGGAGCGTCATATATCTCGCCCGGACGTTCGCTTCCCTTCTTCTGCGGGTAGATGAAGTGCAACTTGAAGACACGCTTCTGTCCACCACCGATCATCGTGGAGTCGAGCAGTGACCTCGGGTCGTTGAACTGAAAGGACGGGTCTGACCGTCTCTGACGGATCTCCGCTTGCGTAGTCATCTAGAAGTTCATACCTTGTTGCGGTGGTGCCAGCGGAAGCTGGGGTTGCTGGGGTGCGCCCGGTGCCGCGCCTGGTTCTCCTTCACCGCCGAACGACGGCAAGCCACCTTGAGGCCGCAGCATCTCCATGGTCTTTTCCTCGCCGTTCTCTTCGATCGCCTTTTGGCGTTCTTCGGGAGTCATCTGCATAAAATGCGCCCGCGCGTCCCGTTTGTTTACCTCTTCGTGGCCAACCGGCACCTGTGCGGGGCGCAAACGCGCGAATTGGATATCAGCCCGAACCACATTGATAGCGTCGTCGTACACACTGCTTTTAATAGCCATATCAACCTGCCAAATTCTGCCCAACCGGTGACGGTCGGGCGGTATTAGGAGTTATCGGGGCTCGGGTCTGACGACCGCCCGGGCCGCCACCGCCAGGAGCACCCGTGGGACCAAATCCGGGACCCCCTCCCATCATGGAGTCCACCATGCCAGGCTCCGGCCTGCCTCCCTGGTTCGCCTGTTCTTCTTGTAGTTCTTCCTCGCGTTGGAGCAATTCCAGCAAGCCTTCTTCCCTGGCCGCTTCTTTGGCTAAGATCCGCCGGATCATTGGGTCTTCGCGTATCGCATCCACCAACAATCGCTGACGTTCGCCCGCGGCATCTTCCAGCATAGCGTCTGCGCTCCAGTACGTTTCTTTGGACTTCACGCCAGCCTGTACCTCGCGCAGACCCAATTCCCTGGCCTGGAACTGCAATACCGGGTCAATCAATTCAAAGGCTACTTTGATTTGATAATCTTTCTCGATATCAACCGGACTGATAGCGTATCCGGCAACGACCAAAGAAAGCTTCATGGTGTCGATCAGGCGTAAGATGTGCTGGCCAGACCGGGATGCTAAGTGCTCTAATTGTTTAGCGGCAGTCGCAAACTTACGAGATGCGGCCGTGGACAAGATAGCTTGTTGGCCCACGGTGCTGACACCTTGTTCTCTAACGCCCGCCAGTGACCGGGCGTAAGTGCCCAGTTCCAGGTCTTTATCAATCCACGCCTCTGATTCAAATACGTACCGAGGCAACTGCTGGACTTCCATCCAGCCGACCTCGCCGCGGTTAGCGACTTCCAAGATATCCCCACGGGCGCGTTGTTCTTGGAGTTCCGCGGCATCTCCAGTCGTTACCATCGGGTTAAAAGCCGCTTCGATCACCGCGTTGTGCCTAGCGGCTGATTCCTGGGCTTGCGCCTTTAGGGTGTCTCTGGCGTGGTCCAAGATCCCGACAGCCAGGAACGACGGGTTGAACTCTTCTTGTTCTGTGGGTTCTTGGCCATAACCGGCGAAAGCGTGTGCATAAGGGATGAATCCCCAGGAGTTACGTTCTACGAACAACATAACCCCGGCTGTGGTGGCCATGGCGTGCCACTGTTCACTCCAGTATTCGTCGCATTCAACCATCTTGTAGGGGTTGTCGTCGTACTCGTAGACATCAACATCTACACTGCGGCCTTTGCCGCGTTGGTCAGCCCGGGTCTGGGTGAGCAGATACAGGTCATAAGCAGTCCGGTAATCATGACGCACCCCCATGCGCGGGTCTTTCCGTAGGGGATCCAGAAGGACGCGCGCCGGGTGGTGTGCCACTGTGCGGAATGGCATCATGGTCTTTCGTTGATGCTCCCACACACGAATACGCATATCGAATTCTTCAGTAGCTTCGCCTCGTAGCTTCCTTGGTTTGTTACGCCTGCGCGCGAGACAGTCACCATCGACACTGGTCTCAACCACCGCGTAGCCATATAAGAGCAGATGTTTCCCGACCTGCTTCCAGGTGAGGCTGGTTTCTAGCGAGGCGGCTTCATTCAATATGGCTCTAAGTGCCGGTTCTAAGCGGTCAGCGCGCCTTTTGTGCTCTTCCCCGTCGCCTGCAGGCAGCCGGTGGACGGACGGTTCGTGGGCAAGCTGGTGGTCTACGGCGTGATCTACGGTAGAGCGCGCCCGCATCGGCCTGTACCAGTCCGGGCGATCCATATTCTCAGGCCACAAGGGAAACGTCCGGTTGTAGTACCGATCGACATCAGCCCATTTCGCCCGGGCGTCTGACCATAGATCATAAAGATGCTTCCGGTGGGTCCGGATCGAATCAACTGTTGGTTTCGGTTCTTGTTCTGGCAAATTGCACCTTAAAACACCCAGATTTTTATGGACAGACTACCACCGGCTCTTGGATAACGAACTCCGCCGCATGATGTTCCCCCAAGAATCGTCGATGCCCTTGAGGGGTCCACGTCCTACGGGTCTGGCGTACCGACGCATCTGCCACGCGATGCCCACCGCCATCGGATAGTCATCGTGCGCACCTGTTGCGCCTTCGATACGGCCGTCTTTCTCAGGATTACGTATGACCGAATAGAACTGAGCGAGCCCGCCCTCCGATGGGATAGTCACCAACCTGGCATTCACAGCCTCGATCAACTCTCCCCAAAGCAGCCAACGGTTACGTTCATCAGTGTGCCATCCGGGTTTTTCACTTTCACGATAATACAAGGAGGGGTAGCGTGCGGCTTGAGCGGAAGCAATAGTAAGGATTCCCGCATCGTTATCTTCGATCGCCCAGACAGGGTTGTGATAACGTGATAAGAGGGCCATAGATGCCAAGGCAAGTTGGTCTGGGGGGATAAGGTTATTCTGTATATCGGCCACGACATAGCCTGTTTTAGTGTCGAGAATAACTGTGATTGCATCATCGTTTCCTGTACCGCGGGATGTATCACTTGCTGCCGTATACATCTTACCGGGGTGGAAGTCTTGGTATATGTTCGCCGTGACCACACCAGCCGGTAAGACCATGACTGGTTTACGTACATCCTCTTGCATCAACTTCAGTATATCGTGGTCGAATGCAGCGATAGTACGCGGCGGTGCTAGTGCTTCTTCGTCACTGGCAGGGTATTCTTTTTCAAATAAGCTCTTGTCGGCGTACTCTGACCGACGCGCCTCGTACCAGGCGTTATCCCGGTCTGGGCGTACGTTCCATCCGTAGAACACCCGAGTGAACCCGTTATACGGTGATTCTTTATACGTAGACTTAAAAAGGGTGTTCATCCGCAGTGCATTAGACGTGGAAACAAGCACCAACTGGCCGCCGACGTCATCAATGGTCGGTTTCACGGCGGCGTAGTTGGAGTCTAGATGCTCGTGGAAGTCGGCTTCGTCCATGATCACGAGCGAAGCGGTGGATGAACGGCCCGCCTTCTCAGTAGAAGGTAGTGCACTGATGCTAGATCCGGTCTCTGGGAAGTAGAGTTCCTGGCGGGAGTCAATACCGAGGACCGCTCGCATATCGGGGTCTAGGTTCTCGTAGACGAACCGGCACTTGGCCAGAAGCTTCTTTGCTTCATCTTCTCCCTGTGATAGCAACAAGACCACCGCCCCGTGCTTGTACATCGCCATCCACAGTCCGTACGCTGCCAGCATCCAAGACGCACCGGTCTGCCGGGACTTCAACCAGACCAACAGCTTCTTGTCTTCTAATATGCGGCAGACCTCAGAGAGGTGCGGCCACCGTTCAAACGCGATAGTCCCCCGGCCCGGTTGTGGTTCGAGGATCTTAACGAAGTCTAAGAAGTGCCAGAAGTCGCGTTTGGCCAGCTCGGCCTGCGCGTGAGCGCCCGCGCCGAGTATCAGCGTCCTTTGTTCCTCTGTCAGGCCCGCAATCGGATCAAGTATCGTCAACGTATACCTTTCTCCCACCGGACTTTGATAGCAGCGGTTTGAGAAGCTTTCCGGTACCGGTTGTTACGAACCCAGTCGTCCCCAGTCGAAATCCGACCTACTTCCCAATTCGCAGCCTTGTAGATTGTACCATGATGCACTTCGGTATCTTGGTAACTGATCAGCCGGGTGATCAACGGGTAGTGTTCCTTAATATAACGTTCCATGTTGCCTAAACACCACGACGCCGTGTTTCTCGGTGCGTCCGGTGCGATCGCAAACCGCCGTAACTCCAACCACTCGTGTTGTGGTAACGCCCGGGCGACCGGATGAGACCACATAGCACTAGCGTAATACAAACCATCGTATTCGAAACCAAAGGACAAAGACGGCATGTTCCCCATATGAGGCAGCCGACTATGCCATAACCGGTTCAGTTGCTTAGCCGTGGTCTGAGGAATAATAAGAGGGGAGAGCTGACGGGGCGACTGAGGAGGCGACCCATCTTCTTCGGGACGGAAAAAGAGAGGGCTTACCGCCCGCGTCAACTCTCGTTCTGAGTAT